GAACTAGTCCCTATGCCTACAAGGCCAGCAGAAGTAATCCTCATCCGCTCCGTCGGAGAACTCGCCGCGTCGGCGGTAGTCGAGAACACTAGGCGGCCTGGGACATCACCCGATCCAGGCGCTGCATCAATGTTGCAGGCAATGCTCGCAGCAGTTCCGGTTAGATTGCTTCCATCTGCAGCGGCAAATGAAATGCCACCTATTTGATCGCCGTTCTGAACAACTGTGTTAGAGCCAACTGATGTTCCACGGCTCTTTCCAAGAATTAGATAAGAACCATTGCCGTCGTTCGCGTTATTAACAACACTGATTCCGCTAAATGGAGAGCTGTTGACGCTTTCAAGCTGCACTAAATGTGCTTGCCCAGCAACGCTACGGCTAGAAGACGTGCCAACTAACAATCTACCCGATGAATCGCACCTGAATCGCTCAACCGGGCTTGCATCACTTCCTGAGTCGGTAGAAAAAGTTAAAACAGAAGCACTAGCACCACTGCGCCACGCACTGATATCAAAAATGCTTGATCCTTTATTTTGCAAATAAATACCGTCTGCGCTATATGTTGTGGCTGCTCCTGTCGCAACAATAGCTCCTGCTACTTGAAGAGCTTGGCTAGGGCTCGTAGTGCCAATCCCTACACGATCTGTTGAGGCGTCAATAAAGAACAAATTGGCGTTGGTATCACCTTCAATGCGGAAGTCGTAATCATTTCCAGCATCGTTAAAAACAACCTCGGTGGTGCCCCATTCAACGCGCTCGACACCGCCAGTTGAAACATTAACCTGATCAGTGCCGCCGCTAAACAGACCAGTATCCGTCCCGCTGTCCTTAAAGTAAATTGATGGTGCAGCAGCCGTGCCGTTTTCTAACGGTATCGTGGTGTATTCCCCGTCAAGTTGAAATAAAGTAATCCATGCGCTATTGGCTGAATTACGCAGCTTCATTACGTTAGGCGTGCTACCCGTATCTGCCCACCATTGATAGGCATATGTTGTTGTCGGTGCTGTCGCAGAGCTGTTATTACTAACGATTGCAGCCAGCGCATTATTCAAATCAGCACGGACAGCCGCGCCAGAGGCATTGCTGATGATGTAGTCGTGCGTTGCCATAATTAAGTCTGTTCAGTGCCGTAGCCACTAGCGATGTACTGGAAATTCCGGCTTACTACAGTATTAGCACTGTTGCGGAAAGTCACCGTAAATCCAGTTCGGCTGGCGGAAGTCACTTCATAATAGTCCCCCGTGGCAAGGTTGAACGCAGTGATGCCGATGCCTGGTGTCGCGTAGAACGCTTTGGCATACGTCACCGCGTAGGAACCGGCACCGCTGGTGATCGTGGCGCTGTTTTCATTTCTAGAGCGCAGCACCAGCTCGTACCCCAGCTCATCCACTAGCGGGGTTTGATCGTTGCGGGCGCTAGTCAGTGTTACCTTGAACTGAAACTGACGACCAGCATAGCTGCCGTTGTACATGGGCAGCCAGATGCCAAAGTTGATGTTTGACTCAAGCTGGAAGCGATCAGGTGATGCCTCCATCAGCAGCTTGTCGCCGTCTTCCAGCAGTACAAATTCACTAACGGTGGCTTGATCGCTGCTGCGGAAGTAAATCTCGGCGCTTGTACTATCAGGAATATCACCATCAAAGTCGCTCCAGCGGTCAAGGTCTTCGGTACGGCTATCGATTGTGTTAGCGGGATACAAACCGCGTGTGGTCAGGATGCGACGGAAATCAACGGTGAACTTAGCGCCAAGATCAACAATGTTGGTAAAGAAATATTCACCGCCAAGGCGTTGTTGCCCAGTGAAATCCATTGATCCAATAAGATCAAAATCTGGCACGTCGTCAATAGTTTGATCACCATCGATTACAACAGCGTCATACTCTTCAGAATAAAACGTATTGTGGAATGTGCCTTGGAATGGTGGGCTAGTATTATCTTCTCTAACCGTGGTAATTGTTAGAACAGGAATTTGATCAGGTTGATTAAAGATTGCACTGGTAGCATTTTGACTACGTAGTCCAGCAGTATCTTGAAATTTCAGCAGATATTCGCCGTTGATCTTAGGCACCAAGGCGTAGGTCGTATTAGCGCCAATGCGATCTGCCAACAATGTTGAATCAGCCCACTCTCCAGTGCCATCGGTCTTGGTGCTATGGCGAATAATCGCGGTGAGGAAATCAGATCCAACGCCGACAGGCTTTGACCAGCGCAGCATGATCTGGTTGTTGGCGACCTGCTCCAGCGTGACATCCAGCGGATCTTCTGGTAACTGCTGAACGCTGACGGTTGGTGTTGCAGTTGATGCAAACGATGGAATGCGAAATGTATCGCGTGTAGCAGGCGAACTTTTCTTGAAGCCCAAGCCGTAGGCAATGACCGAAACCGTCAGATTAAAGTTCTCCGGCAGACCAATGATCTCAATATTGGGATTGGTTGTACGAACTGTTTTACTATTGCCTTGAGCAGTGTTGTAAGTAACGTCATAGCCAAATGTGGCGTTACCAGCACCTTTTGCCCAAGATACGTTTACCTGCGTGGTGAGCACCGTGCCATCACGGACTTGACCAGCACTAAATGCAATATTTCTGACCGAAGGTGGTGCGCTATCAAATGTGGTGATGTCTGGAAATTGCAACGTTTGACCGCTATCGACAGAGGAGTAAATGCTGTCGTTATGAGCAATGCCAGTGATTGTGTATGTTCCTTCGGCACCTTCGCTGGCACTGATGCAGCGAAACTTCTGATTGGCAACACCAGAGGTTGTGATGCTCCAGATCGACTGGGCGTTAGGCGCGGTGCTGAAGGCGCTACTGACGTTGATCGTGCTGCCGACAACGCTGCCGATGCTCTTGGTTTCAACGGTGCCGTTGGGCAGCAGGCAGGTCAGTTGTGGACTTGAGCCAGCAGGTAGCGTGATTGCCTGATCCGCCACAACGGCGGTGGTGGTCGCTGAGGAGATGCGACCGGAGATGCGCGTGCCCTGGCGCAGTTGATCACAGACCGCGAAGATCTGACCCGGCAACACCACAGCACCCTGCAGACCAGTGCTGAAGGAGATCACCTCATCGTCTAAGGCTTCAGTCCTCAGGGTCCATAGCCCCACGCGCTGGGCTTGCCATTTTGACGTGCAGCCGAAACCAATCAATTCCTTGACGATATAGCCGTATTTGGCAATTAGCGCCGCATCTTCAACGACAACAACGTTCGGCTTGTAAAAGTTGTCTGGGTCGTTGTAGCGAACATGAACGCTGGTACTGCGGGTCTTTAGCGAGCTGCCGGAATATTCAAAAACACCGCCAATAACGTTGGAGTTGTTGTAAATGTGCGCCACCGACAGCGCCGTGCCGTCAAGGTTGCCATGATCTGCCGCAACTTGGATGACGTTGTTTGACCAGAACAGGATGCCTCGGAATACCGAAGCCATATCCATCAAGACGTTGTAAGCTTCCGCCCGATCACCGATGACGACGTTGCAGGCAAACCGTGGCTCGCGGCTGCCATCTGGGTTTACCACCAGTTGGTTGACGTACTTAGCAATGGGGTACAGATCAACCCAGTTCAAGTTTTCGGCGGTGACGAATTGACCTGCTCCATAACGACGGTTAGTGAGCAGGTCATAGAAACAACAGACCGGACAGGTAGTCCACTTCTCGGCGGTCTGGAGCGCACCGTTGAAGCTGGCGTCATCAAACGTCAAATAGCCGCTGGATTGAACTGTTGCGCCAGTTGGGATCTTGACTAGGCGTCCTTTAATTAGGTAGGCGCGAGACGGCAGGCTGTTGAACGCTTTGGTTGAAATCGACAGCTCGTTGAGTGCTGAATAGTTGTAGTTAACGTTCTGCGCGATGGTTTGCGCGTACGACGACCAAATGATCTGATTGCCACGATTATTAGCCAGTGGTGTATTCTGCGGCGTTTCTGTGAAACTGGTGTATTTGATCTCAAAGTGTCCTTCGCCAAGATCTACTTTTTCAACCTTGATATTCCACGGACCAGCGCCAAAGGTCTTCAGGTTGATGATGCCAGTGCTGTATTGATAGTTATTGGTTGAAACGCCGGTGATGCTTTTATCAGATGCAAGGATGAAGCCGGTGCTGCTGCCTTTGGCTTGGACGTAAATGCGAACCCGAAGCGTGCCACCAAACAGTTGACCCTTCGCGAGGCTTTCCTGCGCGACGGAATACAACTTCGGGATGGTGAGCAGCAGCTCTACGAAATCAACAGTTGGATCTGTAATCTGACGCGTAATCGTTCCAGCGCCGTATTTATGCTTGACAACTTCGTTGTTGCTGTTTAGATCTTCGCTGTAGTTTTCTCCGATCTCTTGGTTGACTTCAACAATCTCAGATGTGCCGTCATTAAACAATGCGGTTTTACCTTGACGTGCGGCGCCAACTGACGCATTGGCAGAGATCTGCTCCTGCGGAAAGTTGTAACTACCGTCGCTGTTCTGGATTGGCGTTTCATTCAGGTAAATTCCCTGCAGTCCATTGATTACGCCACCAATCGGACCCTCACAGAGAAGGTCCAGAATCTTGATTGTGGTAACGGAATTAAGCGCCATATCAGTAGAGCTGATACCCGATGCTATTGAGCCGCAGGTAGATCGGGTTTGTGCCCTCACTGCCATTAGCGACTGCACCAGCATTGATTACTTCAACCTGCGCGCTCACGAGGGTGAAGTTGTTGGTCTCAGGCAACTCTAGGCGGTGCATCCATCCAAAGAATTGACCGCCGAAGATCAAGCCTTGAATTGTTGCCTGATCAACAGCAATAAGGGTATCGTCCGTCCTCGTGGTTCCATGGAAGACTTTAAGTTCGTAAGTAATGTATCCATCAACGAATGTTGTGCCCGGACCACCAGCAAAGTCATAAAGTCCATCTTCCAACGATAATGCAACGTTAAAATCGCGACGTTGGTCTGTACTCGCCATTTTGCCGCCATTAACAACTAGCGCGGCAAAGCGGCGTTCAATCTGCGTGTCAACTCGAATCAGTCGTGGATCGTTAGTGACGCCATAGAACCCAATATCACTAAAATAAGCTTGCGACCTAAATGATGTTTTGTAAATACGCCTGGCAATAACACCGGACTTGTCGGAGAAATTATCGGTGAGAACCTCGTTGCCAAGCCGCATGGTGCTAACACCTGGAGCACGCAGGGAGGTCAGCACTGGGTCAGATTCGTCGGCAATTTGGAATTTAGATTTGAGCAGGTGGCTACCGATCAGCACTTTGCCGTAAGCCAGTGGCACCGTGGCGCCAACGCCGACCGTATTTGCAGCGCCGGTATAGGCATAGGACTGCTGCCCATCAATGCCGGAGGTAACGCTCTCGGGTCCGTTGGTACGGTTACGGCTGCCCATGCGAGAGCTGCCGCCGGCAAATCCACCACTGAAACCACCCAAGGTTGGAATTTGTGGCTGAGGTGAAATTGCCTGAGCAATCCCGCCCAGCACCAATGATGCACCAATCGCGCTAACTGCTGTCCCAAAACCAGCCAAAATAGCGCCGCCTTGAGCAGCGGTAACACCGAAAATACTTGTTGCACCAAAAATACCAGCGCCGGGCAACAAAAATGACAAGGCGATCAAGCCAATGCCAGCTAAAACTTGTCCAACACCATCACCCGAACCGCTGAGAACTGGCACGATCACTAGATCCTTCTCGCCAAATGGCAGTAGCAGTTCCTCGTAGCCAAAATCTTGCCCACCCTGCAGCACCTGATAGCCGATGCCTTTCTCCTCTGAATTCAGCAGAAATTCCTTAAATTCCGGCTTGTTGATGCACAAAATCTTGATTGCATCAGCCGGTGTACGCAAGTTGTAATAGGTATGCTCAGCGCCAAACCGTTCGCCCAGCTCACCCAGCAGACAAACCCGCTGCATATCGGAATACCGCAGCAATGCTTTTTACATAGTAGCTGGATAACCACTCCACACCACTCAGCCGATCCCTTGTGTGGTGCAGGATTTCCCACGGTGCAATGAAGATCGCAGCGTGCATCGGCTCGCGTGTGCCCAGCTTCATGATTGCCACGTCACCCACCCGCCGCCGCTCAAACTCCACGCGCTCAAAACCAAGCCCTAACGCCTGCCGCAGGTAGATGCTGCCGGTGGTCTCCAAGTCTTCCGGGCGCTCAAAGTCAGGCAGCGCAATGCCCTGCAACTTGAAATATGAACGCACCAACGTGTAACAGTCCTGCTGCCCGTAGACCCAAGGCTTGCCGATCAGTTGCCGATAGTCACCCATTGATCCTGTGGTATCTGGTAGATGAAC